AATTCGATCAACGTGACCGGCGGCTTTGTGCAGTTGCCGGCACTGACGACAACACAGCGGGATGCGCTGACGGCGGTCAATGGCATGGTGGTCTACAACAGCACGACGAACAAGTTTCAGGGTTACGAGAACGGCAGTTGGACGAACTTGATCTGAGGCAGAGATGACGCTAACGCAAGCCATCACCATGACCCTGAACCGAGTGGGGCTGAATCCCACTACCACGGCCTACAAAGACCAGGCTCGGCTGTATCTGAACATCGTCGCCAAGCGGATCTGTGGGGAGGTTGGTGGCAAGTGGTGGTGGCTGCACAAGTCTACCACCTTCCTGACGACCAAGACGATGACTGTCTCAGGTATAGCCGGAGGGTCATTTGTCGCGGGAGAAACGGTCACCGGCAACAGTTCCGGGGCAACGGCAGTGGTTGATGCCAACTACGATTCGACCAACTACCCGACGGCACTGACGCTGCACACGTTCTCCGGCACGTTTGTCACCGCTGACAATGCCCTGAGCAACGGCACTGGTGTCTCTGCGGCCTATGTCTCTCTCGCTGTGACTCAGACCTACGCTCTTGCTGCAGATGTATTGGTGCCGCACTCTTTTGTGGATGTGACCAACGACCGAACCATCGTCGCCTCGGGCTGGGACAACATCGACCAGGATGACCCGGACAGGGACTATGAGACAGACGCTCGGGTTTGGTCGCCGGAAGGGGTTGACGCGCTATCAGGGAAGATTCGCGTCAGGCTCTTTCCCTACCACGATACGCCGGGAGACACCATCCGTTACCGCTACCGAGGCTTCATTGTTGACTGGACTTCCGGTGATGACTCAACGGAGTTGGACAGATATCTGCCCGAGATATTCCAGCCGGCGTTACCTTTCGGTGCGGCTGAGATGTATCTGCAGGAGAAGGGTGACTCTGAAGCGGCCGGGGAGAACCGGTTTGAATACAACGGCGTCATCGACAGAGGCAAGGAAACGAACCGCACGATCTGGGGTAACCGCACCTGGCGCAGGAATCGGGGTGATGACAACAACCAGTTCGTTCTCGCAGATGGTAGCCTGACGGCGGCAAGTTAATGGCAATCAACGGCCAAGATATACAGTACGGCCCCTGGACAGGGGGTGTCTGGTACAGCAAGCCTGAAGAGGACGTGCGCGAGGAGGAGTTGTCCTCGATGGAGAACGTCCGCATCCAGCCTGCAGGGGCCTGTGAGAAGCGTCCCGGCACCGCGTCCTATAAGTCTGCTCCCAATATCGCCACCGACCCGACAGTGACGATGCTGGCCGAGTTCGTTGTCCCGCCCAACGACACCTATGTGGTGATGGTCTGTGACACGGCATTCTACCTCTACTCAGGCGGCTGGTCTGACATCACCAACGGGCTTACGATCACCGCAGGGGACGACAATACCTTTGAGTGGGCTGTAGATGAAGGTACCGGCGTTTTGATGATGACAAACAATGTCGATGTGCCCATCAAATACGGAGGCCCCAACAAGGACTTTGGCGGCGGCGCAGGCATCCCGGCGGTAGTGGATGTGGATTCCCGGTTCACCACTGCAGAGCATGTAGCCCACTGGGACAACAGAGCTTGGTGGGGCAACGCTGATACGAACTATGACCGGCTGTGGTATACGGACATCGGTGACATCGATACGGTAGGTGCCACATCCTTCTACCAGTTCGGTCATCCCATCACGGCTCTGGTGACGACGCGGAATGCACTGACCGTGCATACTACGGGTGGCATCTTCACCATGATCCCCACAGGGAACTCACAGATCCCCTACCAGCAGCAGCAGAGAACCTCACGGGCGGCGATCAATGGTCGCGCCAACGTCGTGCTGCCTGGAGACATCCAGTTGATCCTCCGCAAGGACGGTATCTACCAGTGGGATGGTGGGGACGATCTGGAGAAGAAGTCTTTTGCTCTCGATCTGGGGTACTGGCCGGAACTGGTCACTGATCGATTGTCGCAGGCCTTTGCTGTGTATTACCCACTGGAAGCAGAGGCGTGGTTCTGGTTGCCTTACGGTACGTCCCAGACAGAGATGAACCACATCATGGTCTACTCACAGCGACACGACTGCTGGTTCGGCCCCTACACAGGCTCCACCAGCCACTTCTTCCGTAACTGCGCTGCCTTGGTAGACCAGAAGCCTCATGCCGGGACGCTGTCTACCTCGGGTGATATTGGCGGCAAGATAGAGGATCATGCGCCGGTTGACGTCTACAACGACGACGATGACACCGCCGGCGGCACAGCGATCCGATCCTACTTCCGCACCGGCGCTCCTGCTCCTTCCGGGTCAGCCCAGAGAATCCGTTGGTTGCACACCCGCACCTACTACGATTCAACCGGCAACTACGATGTGACAGTGACGCAGGAGTCTTCTGGCGTATCCGGTACCACCGAGACAGTCAACATGGCTGGTGGTGGGTTTTTGCTGGACACTGACAAGACTGATGAAGGTGAACTTGGGACGGTGCGGATGCTGGCCCAGGATACAGACCTGAGTGAGTATGACCCTCACTCGTCACTGAAGTACACGAACAACAGCATCGATCAACTATTCCGCATTCGCCGGTGCCATCCCGTATTCAAGGTGCTTGGTCGTAAGCGCAGGGTTACTGCAGGAGTCTCCTAATGGCCCAAAGTCCTTTCTTCCTTTTCAAAGACCCTTCAAAGGTTCAGTTTTCTGGTAGCACCTCCCTGACGGGCAACCAACTGCGAGGCTTTGGTGGCTTTGATCCTCGCATCTCTATTGGCGGCAGCCATACGGCAGGAACTGGGCAGTATACCCCGGCGGGTACAGCGTTACGGGACGTGTTCTTTGACGGCACGCGTGTTGGCTCGACCAGCGACAGGAATGTGTTTGAGGCTCCCAGCGATCAGGGGTTCAGTCTTTACTCTGGTTCCACGGGAGCCAACAGCCAATATCAACCGATCAGCCGAAATGAAGTGTCAAACGACANCGGCATGGCAGGGGTGGGAGGTCCGGATAGCCCCGCCTTGACCATCGACCCCCGCACAGGCCGGCCTATATCGTCGAGCAGCACGACCGTAACAGCATTGCCTGGCGGTGACGATGCGTTGTCTACTGACAACACCACTCTGACAACCTTCCAGCCAGGCCAGTCTACCGACGTAGCAACGGGACACGTCACCACTAATCTGTTGGGCAATGTCGCCAATCCGGCAGTTGACACGTTTATCAACAGGAACTTTCCAGCTGAGTTTGGCCAGAACGCCGGTGTCGCTTTCCGCAATCTGGCGGGTGATCCTGTAGCCCGGATACTGATCAATGGTGGGACGCCTTCTCCAGAGCAGATGGCTGAGTTCCGCACCAAGTTCGTTTCCGAGATGGAGCGCTTGGGAGAAACCGCCACTGGCATCGTCAACGTGCTGACTGGTGGTGGTGGAGCAGGCGTGTTGGACTTCTTTGGCAACAGAGGCTCCACTCCGAGGTTCTCCCCGGAACAGACCCTCGACAACCTCTTCGCTGAACTCGGCAACACCGGTCTGACCATAGGTCCGGGAGCAGGGCAGATCTCTCTGCCTGACATCCTCGGAGCCTTGGGCAACATCGGCCTGACAGTAGGCGAAGGAGCAGGGCAGATCTCCTTGCCTGATATTCTTAGCGCCTTGAACATTCCTGGTCTTTCCTCCGACATCAGTTCCGGTATCCTCGGCGGGTTGGGAGGTTTGGATGAGGACATCTTGAAAGGACTCGACATTCCCGGCCTGACCTCGGGCATCAACGCCGGCATTCAGGGCGGCATCACGCCTCTCACCGGTGAAGACTTTGGCATCCCCGCCATCCGGGAAAGCCTCTTTGGCGAAGATGGGTTGGAGTCTCTCATTGGTGACTTGAACCTTGATGACCTCGCTTCAGCCATCGGCCTGCAAGGTAGTCGCATCAGCGGGGCCGGGGGCCTGTCGCAGCAATTAGGCAACCTCGGCTTCAACCAAGGATTCCTCAAAACGCTGGGCACTACGGAAGACACACTGGGTGGCCTGACGCGTGACTTAGACGAACTGGGCCGCTCAGAGATTCCCGGCCAACTGAACACCTCTCTGCTGGCTTCTCAGGGCGTATTGGACGATATCCTTGGCGGGTCGTTCGGAGGACAGGGGTTCGGCTTTCCCTTACAGCAGACCGGTCTGGCAAAGGCTCTCGGTCAGGGCGGCGATCTCAAGTCGCTGCTGGAAGGCATCTCCGCACCAGACTTCACCTCGCCACTGCGACAGGCCGGCGAGATCAACGACCTGTTCAGCCTGGGTGGCGACCTGCAGACCAACATCGGCGCTGCCGCTGACAGGGTCGGCCCCTTACAGCAATTGCTGCAGCAGTCGGGAACCTTTGGTGGTATCGCTGATGACATAGGTACCGCCGCTGACAGGGTCGGCCCCTTACAGCAATTGCTGCAGCAGTCGGGAACCTTTGGTGGTATTGCCGACGACATAGAGAGAGGGGCTGGCTTTGCTGATCCTCTCAACCAACTGGCTGCGTCAGCGCAGAGCGGTGCCTTTGGTGACATCCCTCGCATCCTTCAGGAAGCCGGCGTCAATGTCTCAGGCTTGAGCGGCGAGGATCTCAGCCGGGAACTGGGCCTCTTTGGCGAAGGCATCACCAGCGGCTTGTCTGACTTGAGTGGAGTCTTTGACACTCGCCTCGCAGGATTGGGGACAGACATGAGTGCCGGTTTTGAAGGCATCAACTTCCCCGATATTAGCGGCCTCAATCGAATTGAGCAGCAATTTGGCAACTTGACTGGATTGCCTGCCTCCATTGAAAAATTGGGCCAGAATCTCCCAGAAGAACTACGCAAGGTCATCGAGGGAGAAGGCGGTTTCCGGCGCGGTGGTGGTGGTGGAACCACAGACCTCACTGGCGTCAACGACCAGTTGAAGGCCATCCTGGCGCAGTTGGGAGCTTCGGACGGTATCCAGCCTTCTGGCGCGGGTGGAGTGTTTGAGGAATTGCTTCAGTCAATTCGGCCGGGATTCACCGACATTCGCTCTCAGATCCAGAAGACCACAGCAGACCTCATTGCACAGGGTGCATCTCCAGAGGACGCCCAGAGGCGTGCCAGCGAGATTCTCAGCAGCGATCCTGTCACCGCTTCGATCCTCGCGGACCAAGAGCGCCAGAACGAACTGCGCGAGAAGGAAGATCGGGAGCTACTCAGTCGCTTTGGCGTCCTCCGAGGCGGGGGCACCATCGATCTGGCCAACCTTCGGGCCGAAGATCAAAGCCGCTCCCGCTTGGCAGCATTGGGCCAGGGTGCAGAGAGAGCCGACAAGAGGTTCCAGGGAGCTATTGGTGCCGGCACCGACATCGCCGGCCTGCTGGAGCGCCGGGAACTGGCACGGGCCGGGGAACTGGGCACGTTGGATGGCCAGCGCACCCTCTCCGGCCAGGACCAGGACCAGGCTCTCATGGGTACCATCATCAGCCTGCTACAAAGCGAGTTCAACCCGAACTCAACGAAAGAT